CCTATTGCCATTAACCGCATTAACGCCCACGCGCACAAGGTAATAAATCAGTGTGCCGTTCTGGTGCAAGTTTATGATTTTGTCCTCTTGCATCTCGCATAGCATCAGCAATAAATGCTGTTGTAAGTCGGAGGCAACGTGCTTTCCTACTTTTTGGCAGAAGTCCGGCAGCCATTTGCTCGTTGCTATCTCCGTTATGATTTGGCTTTTGGTCACTCACGTTTCATTTTCAAGTAATGTACCTTTTGCAGCCAATCTTTCCATTGCTTTCTATCCCCGTACATTTCATGGTGTTTTCTGCACAAGGCCATCAGGTTCTCAATGCAGTCAGCATTCTTACTTCCACCCATGCCCCGTGCCTGAATGTGGTGTATATCGTTGGCTACTGCCTGACACACTTCGCACGGCACAAAGTCACCGGGCGTGATACCGAAATAATCAAAGTAAATCCGTGTATGCTTTTGCACGGATACAAAGTTTGTGCAACTTTTGTCGAATATTTGCTCAATGTTTACAACTTCTTGAAAAAACTTAACAAAATTTTTATGTAAATGCTTGCAAGTATAAAATTTTATATTACATTTGCTACATGGAACAAAACAAAAAAATAACTTACATCTACACCAACAGTAAAGATTGGGTAGAAAATAAATGCACAGCCGAAATAGATTATATAAAAAACTATGCTGTTAATGATTTTGCTGTTTACTTAAAAAATGGCAAAGTTATTTTTGTAGAACCTATTAGAACTGAACTTTGGGGTAAATCCGGAAAGCGTCTTGCAATCATAAATTCATTTAATATAGCATGAACACAGTATTTGAACAAGGCCACAAGGCCGCAGCCGAATTTGACGCCGATTTGCATGATGGTATCAACCCATACAGGCAAGGTACTTACCAGTTTAACGAATGGGAAAAAGGATGGCAATGGTATTTTACCATCCAATCCCGTTTAGATTATGCTGACGCACAGCAGGAACAACAGAAATTTGTTGAAAATAATTTTGCAAAGTAAAAAGTAATTAGTATATTTGCGTATCGGAACAACAGGACTGGAACCCCTGCCGAAATTTAGAGCAATGACAAAGCATAACACAAAAGACCTCAAACAAGTAAAAGGCGGCTACGCTCTGGCCGGTTCCACCTTTGAAAGTTTGGGGTCTTTTTTATTTATGAATATTACAAAACCCAAACCAATCCCGACCGACATTTGTAATCGGTGTCTGGAAGTGCTGGAAGCCCAGCTAATTGAAATCGCAGTAAAAGAAAAGAACTGCACACACAAAGAACATCTGCCTGTTTACCGCTATGAAGCCCACAAATTAGGATTGCAACATCGGTATTATGTTGAATGTGCAAGATTGTATGAGAAAGGGCAACGCAATGGCTGAAAATAAAAAGTCATTTGTGCTGTACTGCGACCAACAGAACATTTTTAAGATGCTTACAGATGAACTTGCAGGAAAACTTATCAAACACATATTTGCCTATGTCAATGATGAAAACCCTGAAACAAATGATTTGGTTATGCAGTTAGCTTTTGAGCCAATCAAAATGCAGTTGAAGCGTGACCTGCGTCATTGGGATGAAATTAGGGAAAAGCGGAGCGAGAATGGGAAATTAGGTGGCAGACCAAAAAAGCAAACAGAAGCTAAAAAAGCTAATGGTTTTTTGGAAAAGCAAACGAAAGCTAAAAAAGCTGTAAATGTAAATGATAATGTTACTGATAATGTAAATGATAATGTAATAAATAAAGATAATATATATAGGGCTTTTGCTCATTTGAAAATTACAACTACCGAAGTAGATAAAATAATTGCAGACGGTTGGGAACGTGAGCAGGTGGATGAAATTCTTGATGAAATTGAAAACTACCGCAACAACAAGAATTATATCTCTTTAAATTTGACCGCTCGCAAATGGCTGGCAAAACAACCCAAAAAAGGTTTGTTGCCTAATCACTTAAAAAACTTTGTATGCTGACCTATTCGTTCCACAATATTGAAATTCCTGCTGGAAAGACATCAGGCGAAGTGCAAACACTTTGTCCGCAATGCAGCCACACCCGTAAAAAGAAAACTGACAAATGCCTTTCAGTCAACTTGGATAAAAAAGCATGGTTTTGTCATAACTGCCATTGGAAAGGTGCAATCATTGACCGCCCGGAGGTTATCAAATACGAAGTGCCAGAGTGGAAAAACAACACCACGCTATCCGACAAGGTGCTAAAATGGTTTGAGGGCCGCAGGATTACCGCAGCAACCCTGAACAAGATGCAAATCACAGAGCAACCAGAATGGATGCCGCAGGTTAGCAAAGAAGTGAACTGCATCTGCTTCAATTATTTTGAGGAGGGCATGCTGAAAAACACAAAGTACAGGGATGGCTCAAAGAATTTCAAGATGCACAAAGGGGCGGAACTTATCCCATATAACATTGACTGTCTTGAAACCGCAAACGAAGTGTGGATAGTTGAGGGTGAAATGGATGCACTCTCACTTATTGAAGCAGGAATTGAAAACGTGATAAGCGTACCAAACGGTGCGCAGCCAAACTTAACTTTTTTTGACCGCTTCATGCCGTCATTTGACCACATTGAAAAGATACACATAGCAGTTGACAACGATGCACCGGGCATTGACCTACGCAATGCTATTGCTGAGCGTTTTGGTAAGGATAAATGTGATTACATTGTATTTACTGACTGCAAGGATGCCAACGAGTTTCTATTGCTGAATGGTGCGTTTGCCCTGCGTGAAGCTGCCAATAATTTCACGGAGTTTCCAATGGTGGGGGTGTTTAGCATTACCGACTACCTGCCCGAAATTGAAAATCTATACAACTACGGATTGCCAGATGGTTGTGGAACTGGTATGCTCGGCTTTGATAGATTGCTGAAATTCCACAAGGGATATTTGACCACCATTACAGGAGTACCCGGACACGGTAAATCCGACTTTTTAGACCACATTCTCATTAAACTTCTTAAAAATCACGGCTGGAAAGGTGCGTTTTACAGCCCTGAAAACCGCCCGGTAGAGTTACATATCAGCAAGTTGATGCGTAAGATAACACAGCGGCCATTTATGGGTCAAGACCGTATGAACCAAGAGGAAGTGTACGAAGCGTTGATGCTGCTTGAAGATAACATTTACTTTGTGAAACCCGAAAAGGATTTCACACTTGAAAGCATACTGTCACGGGTGGCAGAATTAAAAAACCGCAGGAATATTGATTGGTTTGTCATAGATGCGTGGAACAAACTGGAACACCAATACACCGAAAGCGAAACCAAATATATCGGTCAGTCGCTGGATAAGATTGTAAACTTTTGTGAACGGTACAACGTGCATTGCTTTTTGGTCGCACATCCACGTAAGATACAAAAAAAGGATGGCGGACACTATGAAATACCAACGCTGTATGATATTGCCGGAAGTGCAAACTTTTTCAACAAGACCGATAATGGCATAACCGTGTATCGGAACTTTCAAAACAACACGGTGGAAGTTCACATCCAAAAAGTAAAATTCAGCCATTGGGGCGGTGTTGGTAGCCAGTCATTTACCTACGACATCCCAACCGGACTATATGTAGAAACAAATCACTAAACATGAAACCAAAAATAAAAATACCTAAAACAAACAGGCGTACCACGTTCCGCATGAGCGAGGTGGCGCAGCTAAAAGAAACCATTGAACACCAGCGCATAAGGATTGCGGAACTTGAACGGATGCTCCGGATGAACATGGAGCAACAAGACGCAGCAATTAAAGCCGCTCACCTTGCTGTTCGGTCGGTATACGCTGATTATCTGCCCAGCCATACTACGCACACAACCCGTAAACGTGAGGTGCTGGAACCACGCCAAATCTTCATGTGGTTAATTAGGAATAAGACCAGCATATCACTTGCAAAAATCGGTCGATTATGCGGTGGCCGTGACCATAGCACAGTAATACACGCTTGCCGGCTGGTGGATGACATTGCCGCAACTGATAAGCGTTATGCCGCTCGTTTGGAAACGATAAAAAATAGCTATGAAATGTTTGTTAATGAAGTTTAATTTTGTATATTTGCAAGTATGAAACAAAAAGAATTAACAGCAGTAGAGTGGCTTAAACAAGAATTATTAGAACACACTTTCAGTCAACAAGACGGTATTATTATTTCTTGCGATGATTTTGATAGAAAAATCAAACAAGCGATTGAAATGGAAAAGGAGCAGATAATTCATGCTTTCATCGTGGCCGAATACAACCAATGGGATGGCACAAGGCATGGAGTTCATTATTACCAACAAAAATATGGCAAAGGTAATCAACCCATTTAAGCCGCACGTTGTTGCTCTTCCTGATGGTGGCTATGCTATCCGTTTGTATCGGTTGTTCAGCACCCAGTTCCTCACCGAATTTGGAACGTACACCGATTGCGTGGACAACCTAATGCTATTTCGCACCCATTATGAGGCAATCAGTCATTTGGATATTTTGACATACAAACGTAAACAATTAAACAAAGCAAAAGCAATATGATTATTATTGACATCTGCCTTTCGGATATTCCAAAAGAGAGTATCACGCTGGCAAAAAACGGAAAAAAGTACCTGAAATTGGTACTACATGAACGCAAATCCGAAGGCAAATTCGGCGAAACACACACGCTGCAACTTTCTCAAACAAAAGAGGAACGTAGCACATCGAACAAACCAACATACGTAGGTAGTGGTAAAAAGTACACATTTGAGCAGAAACCAAAAACCACTACCGATGAACCTGCGAAGTATGAAACAAACGATTTACCTTTTTAATTATGGAAAACAATAATAAAATTAACGAATTTACCGCTTTCTTAATCACTGATTTGATTGATTTAAACATATCAGCACAACAAAGTGATGAATGTGAAGCATGGAAATTAGGCTATCATGAAGCCGTTGATGAAGCATTGCGCATTGTGGCTGAAATGTTTGCTCAATATAAAGTATGAGAGACAAAATTGAAACCACCTGCGACAGCATTAAACAACTGCTGCTGGATAAAAACGCGAAGTATGGCAATTCTGCCCTTAACCCGGTGAGAGTTTTCTCAAAGGCGGACAATCAGGAGCAATTACTTGTCCGCATAGATGACAAGTTGAGCCGGATTGCGAGGGGTGCTGGAATGGATGGGGTGGATGAAGATACCCTTAATGACCTTATCGGTTACTTAATTTTATTAAAGATAGCAAAAAATGACCTACGAAGAGAAACGAAAGCATTTTCAAACCTCTAAACAAAAGGGGGATGTAATGGCGGTGGTAAAGTTCTGCGAGGAAATTGCCAGTTACGCCACGATTATCAAAGCCTTGAACACAGCGGGCAAGTATAAAAGCAAAAAGGAGCAGCAGGTGATTGATATTGCCTACCTTTATACTAAAAATCGTGCGAGAGGAGTTATACACCACGATAGTGTATTGGAAGCGTGAGATGCTATCCTTTGACATCGTGCCAAACATTGAAGCCGAAAAGGTGCTGGCAAGGTATCGCAAAAAAGGATTTGAGGCCGATGTTTACAGTAAAGAGTTGATTGTAAAGATTGCAGAAAAACAAAAATATGAGTAAAAATATGGATTTGTGTTTTGTGGGTAGTAAACCCGAAAGCACGTTTATTGGATTAACAAACCAGCAACGAATAGAACTTGCAAATGATTTGCAGAGTATTTATACTGGAATATTGGAAAAATATTCTAATGTAAAATTTCCATACAATGTTCGTTGCTATGTAAATGGAAGATTAAACAATAAATATTACATCAAAGAAATTGAAGTTGAGATGTATTCAAAAACAAATTATGTGTTTACATTTATTCAATTTGATGAGGTCACACAAGACCAATATCTTGATAGCATAAATCATAGAAAAAAAACACTTCCCAATTTTCATAAGTGGAATGATTGGAAAAATTAACAAAATTTCTTTGTAAATACTTGCAAGTATAGTTTTTTATATTATCTTCGCACCATACAAATCAATAAAATATGAAACACGATTTAGAAAAAACAATCAAACACGGCAGGGTATCATCCTGCGAGTACACTTTTTATTACTCATCGTTTACCGATGTGGTAAGTATTGAAGCCAAATGGAACAACCTGAATGAAACGGAAAGGGTATCAATCAATGCCGAGCAACTTGATGAATTGATTGACTTTTTGCAAGAGGCCCGCTTCATGTATCGTTTAGGATTGCCAACCGAGGAGTTGTTTCCCGGCACAATGGATGAACTTAAACAGCTAGGAGGTACAAAGTGAATGCTACATTAACCGCACCCATTCTGCCTAATGAAATTGAATGGCGAGTGCAAAGTCAAACCAGCACCGGCAAACTGATTGTTGTACCTTACATCAACAACCGCTGTGTGATGCACCGCTTTGATGCTGCCTTTGGGCCGGAAAACTGGACATCGGAATTTAGGGAAATTGCAAATGGCTTTCTCTGCCGGCTGACCGTGACCATAAACAAACGGGAAGTGTATCGGGAGGATGGTGCCAGCAAAACAAACATCGAACCTGAAAAGGGTGGCATATCCGATGCTATGAAAAGGGCGGCTGTGCAGTTCGGATTGGGCAGGTGCCTATACGATTACCCACGGGTTATGATTGAGTGTGAGGGCAAGTTTATTCCTGACTGGGCGTATGCTAAATTGGACAAGCTGGTGGAGTGGATTAACGATGGCAAGTGTAACCGTGACATGATTGTATTATCTCAAAAATAAAAGCCATGACAGACAAAGAACTTGAAGCCAAATACAATGCCCGGCCATTGGTCGAAGTGCAGCAAATGTTGGACAATAAAGACATTGCCGGGTTTA